CTCTGCCCCTTGTCCTTAAGGACCAGAAGCCTAGGACGAGTCACAAGCTGGGAGTCCGACATGCCTCGGTCTTCCGAGGCCGCGCGGCCGAAGTCAGTATCGGTTCCCGCATGCTGACCGAGAACAACGTATCGGCTGTAAAGTTTGGACGCGTCAAAGTTGGCACCACCAGAAAGAATGTTCTTTCCTAGCTCAAGAGCATCGGCGCATTCACCTGCTTCACCCGGCTCAACGATGACAAGATCGCCAGCTTCGTCATCCATAACAACCAAGTTGTCTTTGGTGATCAGCCGATTGATCGACTCCTCGACCTTCTCGCCCGGGACAACCGTGTGATCAGTCAGCTTTTCGCCGATCTCGGCCGTGGCGTGAACGGCAATGCCGTAAGGCGCGGCCAAAGAGGCAATGATCTCTGAAGTCTTGATGTTCTTCCACGAAGTCGTTTGAACGCTCGCGGCGGGAATCTCGTGCTTCTTTCCATCTTTGCCGACCACGACGCCGGTCCAAGCATTATCGCTTTTCGATGCGATCGCGCCGTACTTTGCAACGGGACAGCAGTCAACCAGATCAACCGTTTTCGACTTCCCGTCGACAGTGACTGTGATCGACGTGCCGTTGTACGACACATTCACATGGTCAATGTAGCCGGTGCAAATCAAGTCGTCGCCGATGAAAAGCTGAACCTGCTCCCCGTTACGAAGGCGATGAAAGTCCGTATTACCGGGGAACGTATCAGTCACCGAAAGCTTGAAGCCTCTGGTGAGCTGATCCATGCCGATTTCGATGACGACCGATTTCCAGCCGCCGTAGGTTTTGCCGCCTACGCGAATTTCAACGCGGTCATTCATCTTCCATAACCCTCAAAGCATCAGCAGGGCAAAAGCCTTCATGCTCGACACCGTTTCTGATCGCGATTTCCTGATCGCGGGATGCGTCATCGTGATAGTCATACGCATGAACAAGCGCAGGAAGCACGTCACCAGGCACGACAACAGCGAGACGACTGCTGTCATCCGCTCGATCGGTCAATGCCTCAAAGACCGCAACTCTTGCTTTCTCAAGTTCAAGATACGAATCGTCTGAGGTTGTCATCAACAGCTCTTCATCGAGCGTCTCGAGCAAATCCTGTCTCAGCTGTACGATGTCGTCGTACGACTTCGAGACCGTGGCCTTGAGCGATTCGGACGTTTGCACGTCATCTTCAACGGCCATCGCCTGATCGGTTTTGGTCCCGACAACGGCACTCACGCCAACCATCTGAGCGATAAGCGTCTGACGAATCAGCGTCTCAACGGCCGCTCGGTTCTGGAGCACCGCACGCTGAGTACTGGACAACACGGTGCTGTCAGCCTTCACACGCGCAAGCTCCTTCGTACCTTCACGCAGCTTGTCATGCTTCGTCAGGTTCTTGAGTTGCTTCGCAACGCGAGACCACGCACGAGCTGACGATGCGAAGCGAGACAGGCCGAGAGCACCGACA